CCTGTCGCAAATTCAGATACCTCGCGTTTGTAATAAAACTCTAAATGCTCAAACTCGTATTCATTATAGAGTGCTGCTAGCTTGCTTCCCCAAGGGAAAACAGTTGCTTGACCAGGATTCACATTAAATGTTGTTGTTGCGAAATTGGTCGTTCCATTTATGTCCTGGATATACTCATCCTCGGATATTGTTTGAACCCTGCGAGATGTTACTCCACTAGGGTGATCAGACAATCCAATCCGACCTCGGCCAACCTTAGGTCTGGTTAGCCCACGGACTTCCTGACGCCTACCTCCTTTCTTGGCTAGACGTTTCGATCGCATTGCCGGAGTGTGGCGCTTGGATCGGGTTTGTTTTTTGTTGTTTGTTCTACGACTACGTAGGTTTTGTTTTTGATTATGGTTCGACATGGGCGAGAGACGACCTAGCTTACATTCACCGACAGCTCCATCGATCTGGACTACACTAGTACCACAAAACTATCTATCACGAAAAAGAGCGCTACGAACTTCCTTCAGATGGTGTTTCCTCAGTTGGTTTCTCTTCTTGCAATATTTAACAGTGTGCGTTACACCAGGTTGGGCTGCGTTACTCATTCGGCATCGGACAGATGCACCTTCACGATCGGTATAGCAATCAACTCCACTTTTCAGCGGTTGGCCTATACTCATCGTACGTTTGCGGGTGCTTATTTTATCAAAAGGCTCACAATCTGAGCTGATGTTTTTATGGTTAAATTTCTAACCCTAGAGTGCGGCTTTGCTACTAATTCCGCAATACCAATGACGTTTACGCCGCCACTCTTGTACATTTAACACTACACGATCTTAAGTACAACCGTTTCGTGCTCCTTTTAAAACCCTAAATAGGGTGGGTGACTTAGCCTGTTGTGACAGGTACCAATATTGGCTCGTTCTTACAATTAAGGACCCCTTTGTTCCGTTTAGAATATCAATTGGTCGCCACTCGTATCTCTGTCGAATATACTCATGACTCGGGGAGACCATTCATCCCCTAATACCATTCCTTTAAGATCTTCTTCATATGACAATTGATCAGTATCTGTCCACAAGTATTGGTTGTAAACTTCAAAACTCGTTTCTGGTACCGAAAAATATTCTTCCTTTACTGTCATTTTATGATCCTCTTTAGAAAACCAAGATTTATAATAATGTTCTTCATGACCCATCGTCAACTCTAACACTCTTTCTACTAAACGTACTAATATTGGTATAAAATTCACTTGCTTTCGCAGACCTAGAGCAACACCTTTCATCAAAGACTCTCGGGTGACATTCTTA